TCTTCCATTTTACCCCCCCCCTTTTTATGCCCATTCCCATGAGCATATAAGTTTGCCCCACCCCTGCCTGTCAAGGATGCGGCATTTAATACTTTTGCCACGACTGTGATATGTTCGTGGCCTGCCAAATTTGCGGCAGATGGAGTTTTTAGTTTTCCACCAGCCTTCCCGTCCAGACGCTGTGATTTGGACTAATGCGGAGCAACTGCCCATGTAAGTCCCATCAGCAGCTTCAGGTCGGGGTTTCCCTTCGCTAAAAAACACACCAGTACCTTCAGCACACTGCGGGCCAGGCACCAGCGTAAACTCTGCCCCAACTTCCTTGGGGATGTTTTCCCAAGCTGTTATGTGGTACAGAGTTTTCTCCATTTTTCGCCTCATCACAAAAAAAAAGCGCAGCCCACTTTCGTGAGTTGCGCTTCAAAAGTTAATCCCAAATAAAGACTTCGACCAGATGGTCGTAGTCTTTATTGTTGATCCTTCCGCAGTAGTTATAAACTACAACGGTAGGATCATCAGAAATGTAACCCTGAACCGGATCTTCCCACAGATCCAGTTCGTCGCAAAGAGCCTGAAAAAAGGGAGAGTTTGCGTCTCCCTCATAGATTTTTCGCTTAGTTGTCATATTTTTAACCCCCCTTCTACTTTAAAGGTTTAGGAGAAAAATCATATTTATCAATAACAAACCTTTGAGATTCCAACCCCGCAAGCTTTTCAAGAGCAAGCTCACGGGTGCTATGGGTCGAATAAACCCTTCCGCTTTCTTTATGTATAACCAACCAAATTTTCGTCTCCATTTTCCTTCCCTCCGCCGTTTTCCTTCTTTTTTATGGTTTTTCCCATTTGTTAAAAACAATATAATCCCTCCTTTGCTCTTTGTCAAGGCTTTTTTTTATTTTTTTACCTTTTTTTTATTTACATCCACAAATCTGTTAAAAAAACAATATAATCCCTTTATTGTGATTTAAATCTGTTAAAAACAATATAATCCCTGTGTTTTGACTTTTTGTTTTTCGTGTATTATATTGATATTATAAGTAAAAATAAATTTAGAGGATTTATGGATGAAAGTAGAAATTAAAAAAGTGGATATATCTGATATTAAACCAAACCCTGATAATCCACGGCAGATAAATAAAACGCAGATGGAGCGCCTTGAAAAATCTCTCAAGGAATTTCCCGATATGATGAAGCTAAGGGAGATTGTTTGTGATGAGGATTTAGCAATCCTTGGCGGAAATATGCGTTATCTTGCTTTAAAGAATGCAGGCGAGAAAGAAGCGATTATCAAAATAGCTTCGGGGTTGACCCCTGAGCAAAAGCGGGAATTTATTATAAAAGATAATGCTTCTTTCGGTGACTGGGATATGGATGTTTTGGCAAATGCTTGGGATGATCTGCCGCTTGTGGATTGGGGTGTTGATTTGCCGGAGGATTGGGGAAATATCTTGGATCCTAAACCCGTAGGCATTGAACCACAGATCGACAAAGCCGCTGAATTGAATAAGGTCTGGAAGGTGAAGGCTGGAGACCTGTTTCAAATCGGGGGACACCGGTTGTTGTGTGGAGATAGCACGAAAGTTGAGGATGTTGAAAGGGTGATGGGAGGAGAGAAGGCGGAAGCGGTTGTGACTGATTCACCGTATGGCGTGGCTGTTGTAAAAAGTGAAATGGTTGGGGCTGATTTTGGTATTGCAAAAAAAGGGAAATATGTGCCCATGGAAGGCGACGACAAGACTCCGGATGTTCGGCACCTTTTGAAATTAACCGAGAAGCAGATTATTTGGGGCGGAAATTATTTCGCCGACCAGTTTCCACCTGTTGGTTCTTGGTTAGTATGGGATAAACGTGTAGACTCTGGAATAGAAAACACATTTGCGGATTGCGAACTAGCATGGTCAAACATAGGCGGGCCAGCTCGCATATATCGGCAATTATGGAATGGTATGATAAGAGAAGGCGAGCATGATAAACGTGTCCACCCTACGCAGAAACCCGTCGGGTTATTACAATGGTGTATTGAGAAGACAGAGGGCATTATTATCGATCCCTTCCTTGGTTCCGGCACCACGATGGTCGCCTGCCAAAACCTAAACCGCAAATGCAGAGGAATAGAAATAAGCGAGGATTATTGCGCTGTTATACTACAACGTATGATTGATGCCTTCCCGGATATTGAGATAAAAAGAATTAAATCATGATTGGCTATATAAAAACAAAGTTAAGTGATTATGGCAAAAGGTAGAATATTATCAGATGAGGAGTTAATACAGGTTGAGGCATTAGCAGCATACCTTAGTTCTGAACAAATAGCTGATTATTTTGGGATAGGTAGACGCACATTCTATTCTATTATGAAACGACAGCCAGAAGTCTCAGCACGTTATAAAAAAGGCAGAGCTAAAGCTATTGGAATGGTTGCTCATGGGCTGTTAGCTGATGCAAGAGCTGGTAATCTTACCGCTAAGATGTTTTATCTTAAGACACAAGCAGGATGGAGAGAGACAAGCAGGCATGAAGTTACCGGCGCAAACGGGGGTTCTATGAAAGCAAAACTTGATATCCGCAACGAAGGAAATATCAAGATAGACTTATCATCTAAAACAACCGAGGAAATAGAGGCTATCAGGAAGGGCTTGAAAATATTAAAGGATGTTGCGATAGATGAGCAGGAAGAAGAAGGCTAAAATAGTAATTTCAAAAGAACATATCGATATGGTACAGCCCTTGTATGATGTTACCACTACTATTTTGTGTCGTCGTTCTCTGTATTTTTTCATGCAAGAATTCTGGGACGAAGTTTCTAATGATACATTCAAATCAAATTGGCATCTCAAATTATTCTGTAATGAATTACAAACCATAGCAGAAAGGGTGTCGCAAAATAAACCAAAAGAATATGATTTGATAGTGAATGTCCCACCAGGGACAACTAAACCTGTTTGGGAAGAAATGGATGTTTTGTTTAGTAATGGGGAATATAAACCACTGAAAGATGTTAAAAAGGGAGATTCTATAATTAATATGATGGGGGCACCATGTTTTGTGGAAGATGTTCATGAACAAGGATTGCAACCATGCGTTAAAATAGATACTATGGGGGGTAGAACATTATATGTGGCTAATGATCATCCTATATTGACAACTAGAGGTTGGGTTAATGGAGAAGATATTCAAAGGGATGATGTACTGGCATTAATGCACACACCGCAGATTGTAGGAACGTCTAAACGAGGTTTGGATGAATTTCGATTAGCTGGATATTTAATAGGTGATGGTTCTGTATCAAGTAACAATTGTTCCATTTGCGGAATAGATCAGGATTACTTAAATGATTTAATAGCTTGTCTTAATAGATTATCATTTGGGTATCACAAATTTATAGATAAAAATGGTGTTACTGTAGTTCAATTGAAGAAAAAAAGTAAAGAGGGTATATCACCGAGACAATGGATTCGTGATATTGGAATTGCAGGAAAAACAAGTAAAACAAAAAATATTCCTGCTTTTGTGTGGAAAGGAACAGATGAGCAAGTTATTGCTTTTTTATCTGCTTATTTCCATTGTGATGGGTGCATATCATATCGGGACAAGGGAAAAAGAAATATTTTAATATCCATGACTACTATCTCAAAAGAATTGGCAATTGGGTTGCAAAGACTTTTTTTACGTCTTGGTATTGCTATGAAATTGAGGGTAAGAATGCAGAAGAAAGGCTTTGCATATAATCGGGGATTAACGAATTATAAATATTATCAAGTGGAAAGCACAGACCAGGATACAGCTAGTAGATTTCTTGAAAGAATGGATATTAAAGGGTATAAATTTGAGAAACTGAAGGGTTTCTCTCCACAAAAGAAAACTTTTGAGCAGGAATTTTGGCCTGATATTGTTAAAGAGGTAAACCAATGTGGATTATTGCCTTGTAGGTGTTTGACTGTAAGTGCTGGGCATAGTTTTATAATTGATGGTGTTGTGGTACATAATACAACAACCTTCATGATTATGTTCCCTGTATGGTGTTGGATTAACTGGTTTTGGATGAGATTCATCACAGCTTCTTACTCATCAGCCCTTTCTTTGGAGTCTGCCGAGTACAGTAGGGATTTGATAAGATCGAGCAAATTCAAGCGGTTATTTCCTGAGCTCACGATCAAGCAGGATAAAGATACTAAATCTAATTTCAAGATTATCAAAACATCCCAGGGAAAAATAGAGTTAGGCGGTAATAGGTACAGCACGTCAGTCGGCGGTACCCTAACAGGATTCCATGGGCATATACTTTTAGTTGATGATCCTCTTGACCCCAATAGGGCAGCAAGCACAATAGAACTTGCAAATGCGAACAGATGGATTGATCAAACATTATCTACCAGAAAGATCGATAAATCAATCACACCAACTATCATGATTATGCAACGACTCCATGAATGTCTACATCCAAATACAAGGATATGGACACAGAATGGATTTACTGAAGTAATAAATATAAAACGATGGGAAAAAGTTTTAACAAGCGGTGGATGGCAAAATGTATTGGCAATAAATAACAGACCTTATAAAGGTAAAATAATAGGATTAAAAGTTAGTGGACATCCTGAAATTCCATGGTTAACAGCTAATCATAGAGTATATACGGCAAAAGGATGGATTAATGCTGGGGATTTAACTAAAAGAGATGTATTGTTATTTCCTTTACCAAATAAAAAAAAGAAGACAGCTGTTGAAATAAAAAAGTTGTGGCCTGCTTTACCATATAAAGAAAAAACACCAAAAACAATAAAACAAACATTTAATGGGAATGAAAAGCGAGTTCCTTATATAGAATTAAAAAAACTTGTCGATGGTGGATGGACTAGTAAACAAATGGCTGATTATTTTGGTTTTGCAACAAGACAAATGATAGATTTGTACATAGCAAAATACAAAATTGTAAGGAAAAATGCACTAACTGTAAAATCTGATTTACTGCTTGATCCTGATTTTTGGAGATTAGTAGGGTATTGGGTGGCTGAAGGTAGTTTGGTGAGGGGAAGAAGAAAAATAAATAATTCTGTTCGTTTTTCTTTTGGAAATAAAGATGGAAAATTGATAGTAGATGCTGTAAATATATTAAAAAAATATGGATTTAACCCAACAATAACAGATGATAAAAATAATTCATTTACTCTTTTTTGTGTTTCTTATCAACTTGCTTTATTTTTTGAAATGTTTGGTATAGGTGCTAAGAATAAAAAAATACCGGAATGGATGTTGTCGTTGCCAATTGAGTATATTCAGCAGTTCATTAAAGGATATTGGCTTGGAGATGGTTGTATCGCTCGTAATTATGCACGGTTTACTTCAATATCGGTTGAATTACTTACAGGAATACAAAGATTGCTGTTACAAATTGGTATTGTTTCATCTATTTATAAGGGTAAAATTCCCATTGAACCATGTATTATTAAAACAGGGCCCGGTAAAGGAAGAAGAATAAAAGGGAAACATAATCCTTACGAGTTAAGAGTTGCAAGAAAAGATATAGATGCTAAACTTTGGAAAATAGGACTTGCTGATATAGCTTATACTAAAAAGACGGTAAATAAAATTAAAGATGGTTATCTTTATGTTAAAATATTGGATATTTTGGAAAAAGACTATATTGGTGCTGTTTATGATATTACAACGCCTACACATGATTTTTTAGTGGGATTAACTATGCTACACAATAGCGATCCATCTGGACATCTACTTGCCAAACAAAAAGCTAATCTTAAACATATTAGTTTGCCGGGTGAAATTCGTAATTACAGAAAAAGTTTAAAGCCAGATAGTCTTGCAAAAAATTATGTGGATGATCTTTTAGACCCAAAACGTATGAGTTGGGATGTATTGAAGGATATGGAAGCGGATCTGGGACAATATGGATATTCTAGCCAGATTGGTCAATCTCCTACATCACCGGAAGGAGGTATGTTCAAGGTAGCTATGCTTTCTGTAGTAGAAAATCTTCCGTCACCTACCAATCTTACTGGAATGGTACGGGCATGGGATAAAGCAGGGACTTTTGGCGGAGGGGCTTATACGGTAGGATTAAAATTATATAGGTACTCCTCAGGAAGATATATTGTTGTAGATGTTGTTCGTGGACAATGGAGTAGTGAAGAGCGGGAGAATATTATTCGTACTACGGCGGAAGCTGATGGAAGGGATGTTTCCATTGTTATAGAGCAGGAACCGGGATCAGGTGGGAAAGAATCAGCAGAGGCCACAATAAGAAATTTGGCAGGGTTTAATTGCTTGGCAGAGCGTCCTACCGGGGATAAGGCATTTCGGGCTGACCCTGTAAGCGTACAGGTTAACAATGGGAACGTCAGTATGTTACGAGGGGATTGGAATTTTACTTTTACAGAAGAACTACGAAATTTTCCATTTAGTACCTATAAAGATCAAACAGATGCTTTTTCTATGGCTTTCCATTTTTTGACTAAGAAAAAACGGGCAGGGATGTTGTTTAATAGATAGAGATATTAAAAAAAAAGATGTGATATACTATAGCAACAAAAAGAAGAGAGGTATTTATTATGAGAGGTTCAAAAGGAAGAGGCAGTAAAGGATCTTGCGGAGGTACTCGTAAGAGAGATGGTTCTGGCGGCGGCGTTGGGAATAAAGGGACAAGTCGGCAACCTGCTCCAAAGAAAAAGGGATAATAAGGTTAAATTATGTCTGAGAAAAATGCTGAAGAATTACAAATACAAATTAATCGAATCAAGACTCTTTCTGAATTAGTTTCCAGGGCAAAGCTTGCATCAAAGTTAGGGCAACAGTATGGAACTGACCGGGACATTTATGAGGCATTGGGGTATCCCGAAACACTAACCTATAAAGATTTTGCAGCACGTTATGAAAGACAGGATATTGCACGGGCAGTAATTGATAAACCTGTTGATGCTTCTTGGCAAGGAGGATGCCTCATCCAGGAATCTACGGAAGAAGATACTCCTTTAGAAAAGGCTTGGAAGAGTTTAATCAAAAACTCTGATTTGGATGTACTTGGTAAATTATGCCGGTTGGATAAACTTGCAGGGATAGGGAGCTATGCTATTCTGTTGTTTGGGTTAGGAGATGTTTCCAGCAGGGAAAAATTTATGACTCCCGTAGAAAGAAATACTCCATTGATATATTTACGTCCTTTAGGTGAGGGTAATGTTTCAATTACTCAATGGGAAACCAACACGCAGAATCCTCGGTATGGTTTACCTGTGATGTATGAATTAAAATTATCTCAACCGGATTCTGATATGACAACAAGTTTACGAGTACACTATTCTCGAATCCTCCATGTTGCCGGCGAACTTTTGGAAGGGTCTATCCAAGGTTCTTCCCGGTTACTACCTATATACAACAGACTGTTTGATTTGGAAAAACTTGTAGGCGCTTCTGCTGAAATGTTTTGGAGGGGAGCAAGGCCGGGATACAAGGGAAAAGTAGATAAAGACTACATGCTGACTTCAGACGAGAAAGCAGATTTTAAGGATCAGTTAGACGAATATGAACATAACTTACGAAGGTTTTTGATCAGTGCCGGAATAGATATTTCCGCCTTAGAGACGCAGGTAGCAGATCCAAGTAAACATGTTGATGTTCAGGTCCAAATGATAAGTGCTCAAACAGGAATACCAAAACGGATACTAACAGGGAGCGAGAGAGGAGAACTTGCCAGCACTCAGGATATCACCTCGTGGTATTCTTTGATACAGGGGAGAAGAGAGAATTATGTTGAAGGAACAATCCTCAGACCTTTTATCCGTAAGTGTCAGGAATTTAATATTCTCCCTCCTGTAAAAAATGAAGAAAAAGGTTACTCTGTAATCTGGAAACCAATGTTTGAGAAGTCGGACAAGGAAAAGGCAGAAGTTGGTGAGATACGGGCAAAGGCCCTTAATCAGTATGCAGCACAACCTATGGCAGAGTCAATCGTTCCACCGGAGGCCTTCTATAAGTACTTTTTGGGATTTGATCAGGATCAGGTAGATATGATTACAGAATTACAGGAAACAGCGATTAAAGAGGATGAGGAAGTAGTATGACTTTATCCAGTAAGATAATAGAGGTGCAGCATCGTATTGGATTATCTACAGATCCTAAACCTTCGGGTATGGCTCCCGGCTCTACTATCTATGAGCGTGATACCGGAAGAATGATGATGACCTATGATGGGACACACTGGGTGGAGAAGTTTAATCCTGGAGTTCCTATCAAAGGGTACCAAGCATCTAATGAGACGTACCAATTCTTGCGATTGTGTAGTTGTTATGGTTCTTTGGTAATCTCTACTGAAGAGAGTGTTCAGGTTTCAGCGGGGAGGGATTATTATTATCACGATGTACTTGCTCCTCTTGGTGCCAGTGCTTCTCAAGATTATTTACTAACCACACCAAATTCAGATCTAAAGATATATTTTGATTTGACTGTTATATTTGGTGATGGTGCAGGATCACTTGAAGTGTATGAGGGTGGTGATAGGGTAGGTAGTACTCTTCAAACAATAGTAAATAGAAACAGAAACTCTTCAAATGATTCTATGGTCACAATTCACAAGGGACAGAGTGGCGGAACAAGTGATGGTACTAAGATATATTGGAAGCGAACAGGTAAGGACGGGGGTAATACCAAATTTGATGTTGGTGGAACTGTGGGAGTGGCAAAATACACGATATTGAAGAAGAATACTAAGTATATTGTACGTCTTACTGATAAATCGGCGGCGGATAATAATATATCATTGTCAATGCGTTTGATTGAACATGAGGATGTGTTATAGCATGGGACTTCCAGCCAGAAAGATAGATATACCTGTTATCCAGAGAAAGAAAGCAGTAGCTGTTTCGCAGTATGACCCTACCAGAACAACCCACCTGAGAAATGCTTTTGTTCGTGACCTGAATAAACGATTCCGGGCATTGAGAGGAATAATTCGCAGAGCCATTATAGAACAGGATTGTTTCGATATGCTCGATAAAGAGCATCAAGTGGCAACTATGGCAACTTTTGATCTTTTCCTCCCCGGCAGAAAAGCTTTTGCATTCCCTCGGTCTGAAGAGAAAGTTAATGCCTTTATGATCTGGTTACAGGGACAAGAAGCAAAGGGAATCCTTGAAGTAGAAACAATGCAGCAGATAGGCACTTCAATCGAAACAGCATGGACGAATAAATATATCAAGGATTCATACCAAAGAGGAGTTCAGAGGGCACGGTGGGAGATGAAAAGAGCTGGATATGAAGTGCCTTCTTTGTTAGAAACTGGTGGAATATCTGCAAGTATGGCAACCCCCTTCCATATAGAAAGATGTGGTTTATTGTTTTCCAGAACATTTCAGGAGCTAAAAGGCATTACAAGCCAGATGGACACCCAGATAAGCCGGGTGCTTTCACAAGGAATTGCAGATGGAAAGAATCCAAGAGAGCTTGCGAGGTTGCTAACCAAAACAATATCCGGACCCGTAGGAGATTTAGGAATAACAGATATATTGGGAAGATTCATTCCGGCGGAGAGGAGAGCACGGACCTTAGCACGGACAGAAATAATCAGGAGTTTCCATCAAGCTAATGTCCAAGAAATGAAAAATTGGGCTGTGGAAGGAGTTGTGGTACAGGTTGAATTTACAACTGCAGGCTACAAAGTATGCCCTATATGTGCTGCGCTTGAAGGAAAGGTGTTTAGTTTGGATGAGATACAGAACAAAATACCTGTTCACCCGAATTGTTTTCTTGACCCTCAAACTCCTGTTTATACATCAACTGGATGGAAGCCAATAGGAAATATTCAGATTGGGGATTACGTTTTAACACATAAAGGTAGATTTAGAAAAGTATATGCTTTGCCACGCAATAAGGGATACAAAGACGAAACAGAAGTTGTTCGTTTCTCTGTATTGGGAATGGGGCAAGGTGGTCTTTCTATGACAGCCAATCATCCTGTTTTAATTACAAAGGAAGGATGTTCCTTTTCTCGTTGGAAAGAAGCAGGGAAGGTAAAGAAAACAGACCAGATACAGTTGTTGGCGAGTAGATGTAAGCGTTGTGAGACCTTGATTCCTTATTTTAAACAATATTGTTCTCAGAGTTGTTTAAGTAAAGATATAACAGATAGACAATGGGCAGATCCGAAACATAGAAAAAATGTATCTGCAAAGAATAGAATATCTATGTTGAAACAATATGCAACAGGAATGAGAGATGGAAAGGAAATAACAAAGGCAGCCCACATTAAAACAAGACAGATGGCTAAGGAAGGTAGATGTCCCTTAGCACGCCCAGATGTTAGAGAAAAAAATAAGAAGGTTACCAATACTCCAGAAATGCGAAAAGCATCTTCTGAAAGAATGAAAAAGAAAAATCCAATGTATGATCCTGCGGTAAGGAGGAAGGCTACAATTTCTCTCAATGAATATTTGGAAAAACATCCTGAGAAACGGTTGAATGCACGGATGGCAAAATACAGGAAGAGTGGGAAGAAGACTTGGATTGAAGAGAGAATGGCGAAACTATTGGATAAGATGAATATTGATTATGTTTTTCAATACCCTATATTGAGATATAATGTTGATTTTGCTATTCCAGCGTTAAAGATAGTGATTGAGTGTGATGGGGAACAATGGCATCAAGACAAGGAAAAGGATGCTATTAGACAAAGACGGATAGAACAGGAAGGATGGTTTGTTCTTAGATATACGGGTGCAAAGATTAATCAATGTTTGAGAGAGATAGAAGAAGAATTATCTCGTGTAGTAATGAATCATTCTGGACAGTATGAATTTGTTTCCTTTCCTATACAGAAAATAGAACATTGGAAACTCCGTAAAAATCGTAGATTGTATAATCTCAGTGTAGAAGAGGATGAATCTTACTTAGCTAAGGGTGTGATTGTTCATAATTGCAGATGTTGCGCAATCCCCGTGAAGAAGGAGAAATGATGTTTGTATTAAAATGTAAAGAGTGTGGCAAAACTTTTCAATCTGCTTATAGCAAGAGGGTCTTTTGTTCTCGTAAGTGCCAACATATATTTACAAAGAAGCACTTTCATCAAACGAAGGAAGCGAGGGAAAGAATTAGCATGTCTTTGAAAGGTCGTCCAACATGGAATAAGGGAATGTTTTTACCACCACGCTCTGATGAAGTTAAGGAGAAAATAAGTAGAACACTTCAACAAAATAAAAAGTGTAAATCACGGAGGTATACTTTGGTTTGTGCTTATTGTGGCAAAACTTTCCAATCAAAAGCTCCCAATGCAAAAGTGTGCCCAAATTGTTTGTATGCTGTTTGTACTTATTGTGGAAAGGAGTTTAAGTTAAGTTATAGGGAATTGAAAGAAGGCAGAAAATATTGTTCTCAAAAGTGTTATCATGATGCTACTAAAGGAAGAGAACCTTGGAATAAAAATTATGTATTGGTTAAATGTCAAATGTGTGGTAAAGAATTTGAAGTTCCTTTCAGGAGAAAGGAAACTGCTAAATATTGTTCAGATAAGTGTAAATATGATGCTATGAGTCAAAGGACTGGAGAAAAGAATCCATTATGGAAAGGCGGGGGTAGTTTTTATTCTTACATGCTTTCTCAAAATGAGGGTAGTTTTTATCGTAACCGTATAAAAGTTTTAAAGAGAGATAATTATACGTGTGCTTACTGTGGGTACAAAGGGGAATCAAGTTATATGGATGTGCATCATATTGTACCCGTGAGAGAAGGGGGCAGTAATACGGAAAAGAATATGATTACTTTATGTAGGAAATGTCATAATCACGCTGATCATGGTATGATATTGAGTGGTGTTTTGTTAAATTACGTAAATAATACAAATACCAGAGGACTAAACAATGCCGTTGCCAGTTCCGCTTGATAGGGAAAACGAGAAATCTTTTATTTCCAGGTGCATGGGAAATGATTTGATGAATACAGAATACCCGGATAGCAAACAACGGGCAGCCATATGTTATAGTCAATGGAGAAATAGAATGAAGAATCAACAATACAAGGTAATAACAACTAACAATTATGTAGTTAGAACCGAAATGCACCAAGGTGTGAAACACTTGGTAGTTCCTGTAATAATGCTTAAGGAAGGTGTTCATAATGGCAGTGCGGGGCCGTTGCTCCATACTCAAGATGAGTTAGGTAAGTTTCCATCGGCATGGAATGGAATACCGGTGTTAATCGGTCACCCGGAAGAAAATGGTCAGCCAATATCTGCTAATTCTCCAAAAGTCATTGATCAGTCAGTGATTGGTAGGGTATATAATAGTAAGATGGAAGGAGGTAAGTTAAAAGGGGAGGTTTGGGCAGATGCAGAAAAGTTAAAACAACTATCTCCGTTGGCATACGCCTATATTATGCAACAGAAGCCGTTAGATGTCAGTGTTGGCGTTTTTTCAGATGATGAACCTACTACCGGTGAATGGGGAGGAGAAAGCTACACGGCTATTGCGAGAAACTATCGTCCGGATCATCTTGCTTTGTTACCGGAAGCTACTGGTGCATGTAGTTGGCAAGATGGTTGTGGCATAAGAGTGAACACAGAAGGGCTTTTGGAAGCAATAAATTTGGTAAGGGATAAACTTTACTCCTTAGATAGCGATACGGATTCATACTATCTTGAAGAGGTTTATGATGATGGTACTTTCATTTACAGGCGAGATGTACGAGGAGCGGGCGAGAAATATTATAAGAGAACATATCAAATCAAAGACGGGGAGGTGCAGTTTGGTAATGAAGAAGAGGAAATAGAAAAAGAAGTAAAATACAAAAAAGTGGTAACTATGAAACAAACAAAAAACAATACAGGAGATACTACGATGAAAAAAGTAAAAGAGCTTCTGACCATTGCTCCATCGGTATATACCGAGGATGATAAGGGGTGGTTAGAGAAACTGGAAGAGGAACAGGTTGATAAGCTAATCACTTGTGCCAAAACGAAAGAGGTAGTAGAAGCAGAAAAGGCGAAAGCGGAAGAAAGAATTGTTGCTTTGGAAGGTGAAATTGCAGAATTAAAGAAAAAAGCTCCTCAGATTAACGAAGAAGCAGCTATGAAAATTCTAAAAGAAAAGGTTTCTGATATCAAGATTTTCGGAGAACTTTTGCCTGATGAATTGAAGAAACAGTTCAATTATGGACAGAAGTTGTATGACGCTCATCGACAAGAGTTGATTCAGCATATTCTGAATAATCAGGCTGAGAAGGTGTGGGATGAAGAATCCTTAAAGAAAAAGGATGATGATGATCTGCAAAGAACAGCGGATTCCATCAAGAAACCTGTTTCTTATGAAGGGGCGGCTGATGGATTTTTTGTAAATACGGATGAGGAAATTCTCCTCCCACCTGGGGTTGATGCAGAAAATAAATAACAATGAATCATAGGAGGTTCAAATAATGGCGAAAAATACGATCAAATTGAAGAAATACTCTGATGTTGTAGAGGAATATGAGGCCGTAGCTGCAATTACCCCTGGAATGCTTGTAGAGTTGACCAGTGCGGGGAAAGTGCAGAAGCATGGTAGTGCCGGACAGTTTGCGGAGAAGATTTTTGCCCTTGAAAATGAATTAGAGGGTAAAGGGATTGATGATGACTATTCCGCAGGTGATCAGGTACAGTGCTGGGTTGCCGGTAGAGGTGATCAGGTATATGCCCTCCTTGCCAATGGTGAAAATGTGGCGATTGGTGACATTTTGGAGTCACATGGGGATGGTTATCTCCAAAAAGCCGATGCAGAATCTGCAGGGAGTGCTACATACCCTGATTCTGTAGTCGGAATAGCACTTGAGGCAGTAGATATGTCAGGTTCTTCCGGTGAAGATCCGAGTGGTAGAATCAAAATCAGAGTTATATAATAACGAAGGAGGTAGATAACAAATGATTGATGTAATACTGGGAAATGGACAAGTATATGGTGACGTGGCGGCATATATGGCAGGTGAAGGAAGATTAAACCTTGGTAATATGCGTCCGTGGCTTGGTAAAGACGGGCGTGCTTATGTTACTGTATACACAGGTGGGGATATAAAGAATCCCAAAAACTACAAAGCTATACAGATAAATGCTGCTACATTGCGCAGGGATGAATGGAAACAGTTGGATGACGCTGTCCTCAAGGTGAGTGAAACCCGTTTGAATGGTATTGCGGATCTCATTGCAAATGGTTTGACGTATGACCTCGGTAATGCAATGGGGACCACGGTACTTGAATGGCACGATGTGTCGGATGCTATGGAAGCTGATTTGACGATGGACGGAGTTTCCCGAAGTAGGGGGGATCGTCCTGTTTATCAAACAAATTATCTTCCGATTCCGATAATCCACGTTGATTATGAAATCAACGCAAGGGTACTTGAGGCCAGTAGAAAGTTAGGGAATCCGTTAGATACCACTTCTGCTGAGAGGGCAGCCCGTAAGGTCAATGAGAAATTGGAATCGATGCTGTTCACGGATACTGATTATGCTTGGGGTACTACGGATGATCGTTCCAGGAATAAGATTTACTCCTATCTTAATTATCCCGATATTAACAGCGTAACCCTCAGTGCAAATTGGGATGCTCCAGGGAAGACGGCTGCTCAGATTTTGGCGGACGTCTTAAATATGAAACAGTCCAGCATTGATGCGAAGCATTATGGTCCGTGGATGTTGTATATTCCAACTGCGTATGAAACGGTATTGGATGAGGATTATAATTCTACGACTCCGGGGATTACCATTAGGGAAAGAATTTTAAAGATAGATAGAATCAAGGATGTCAAGGTAGTGGATACCCTCACGGCAAATCACGTGCTACTTGTACAGATGACAAGTGATGTTGTTCGGTTAGTACGAGGTATGCCTATTCAAAATGTTGAGTGGCAAACTGAAGGCAAGTTTATAACGAAGTATAAGGTTTTGACCATTCAGGTTCCTCAGATTCGCTCGGATCAGGATGGTAATTGTGGGGTTGTGTTGCTCGCAGCGTAAGTCGATTTTGATAAACAACATAGGGGATTGTGATGAGTGAAAGTAATGAGATCCGATGGAGAAAGATTGGCGGGGGCTCCCTCCGGTATATTCGTGGCAAGATTATCAAACCAAATGAGATTTTTATCGCACGACCGGAAGAAGTTCCTCTTGCCTTTCGCAAGCATGTAGTGGCATTGGAAGATATTCCGGAGACAATAATTGAACCTGTACAGCCTTTTACAGCTCGTAAAAGGAAGACTTCTACTGATACTGAGGAAGTATACAAGATACAGAAGCGTTCTTCCAGTGGATGGTGGGATGTAGTTAATTCTGTTTCTGGTAAGGTTATCAATGAGAAGGGCCTTCGAGAAGATGCTGCTAAACAGTTAGTGGAGGAATTAAATGTATGATTTGGTCTGTTCCTCAATTATGGAAAGATGCTACATGTTGGATAATTGGAGGTGGGACTTCTGTACCTCAACAATTTGGAGTTCCTTTAGAGGTGATTCGGAAAGTATATGATGGAAGACTTTCCCCTTTGGCGTATTCTGATTACATGAGGCCTCTTCATGATCGGCATGTAATAGGTATCAATAATGCATATCAGCTTGGAACGTGGATTGATATTCTATTCTTTGGTGATAGCCATTGGTATTTGAAACATCGTATAAAGTTGGCGGAGTGGCCTGGATTGAAAGTATGTTGCGATCAAAAATTTGCAAATCGTCCACGGAACAAGATGGAAGGTATTAAATTTCTTGAACGTGATAAAGGGAGGAGAGAAGGGATAACTTCTGATCCTTCGAAGGTTTCTTGGAATGTAAATTCCGGAGCGGCAGCTATTAGTTTGGCACATCATCTGGGGGTACGTAGAATAAATCTGTTGGGCTTTGATATGACTATGGATGTTAAAAAAACGTATAGTCATTGGCATGGTTCCCATATGCCTCCGGGGCAAAAGGCAAAACGTTCTCCTCCATTTGAAAAGCATTTAAAAGGATTCCCGGCGATAGCAAGGGACGCAAATAATTTGGGAATAGAAATATACAATCTCAGTCCTATTAGTAAGATAGATTGTTTTCCGATGATTACATTAAAAGAAGCATTGGATGGATCGTGATACTATATCAGTAGAAAAGAAATGGCGGAAGATAGGTGGTGGTTCCCTTCGATGGAGAGGGCAGATTATAAAGCCAAATCAAATCTTTCGTGCTGTGGAAGAGGATTTGCCAAAGGCATTTCGGAAGCAGATAGTTTCTGTTGTTCATGAGGTACTCACAAATCTTTTTTCTATGAAGAGCTTGAAAATATATTATGTTCCCAATGAAAAAACTTCACCTCGCTTTGCAAGGGCATTTGCAAAAGGCAGTGGTGGTAGATTAGTGGAAGGATGCGCATATCAATTAGGAGCTTGGGCAGGATTTGGTTCACCAGTGACGTGGTCAGGTTTGCGGCAGACTCAGAAGTTGGGCTTTGACTGGTATTATGGTGATCATGGTTATTTCAACAGGGGTAGAAGTTTTCGGGTGACTCGTAATGCTTATCAGATAGCATATATTCAGACTGATGGGTACAAAGAGACAGAAGAGAATCAAAGGCGATTGGATACCTGTAAGATAGTAGAGAAACCTTGGAGAAAAACAGGAAGAAACATTCTGATATGTCCTCCTGATATTAGTATTGCTCGTTTGTTTGGGTTTTCTGCTACTACGTGGAAGAAGAAAATCATTAAGCAGGTGAAGAAATACACAGATAGGCCAATTGTAATTAGGGAACGCCATGATAAGACATCTTTGACAGAAGCGTTAAAAGATACTTGGTTTCTGGTTACTGCATTTTCCAATGTAGCAGTAGATGCTCTTATTGCAGGAATACCTGTACATACCACTGATGTTTGCGGGGCATTTCCATTATCCACTCCATTGAAGGACATTGAGAATCCTATGTGTCCGAGAAACAGAAGGGAATGGTTATTAAATCTTTGCGCTAATCAATGGACATTGTTTGAGATTGCATCAGGAATGTGTTGGGATAGAATAGGGAGGGAAATGTGAAATTTTCCAAGAGAACAGGATGGTGGTTTCCTGATAAAGAAAAACACATGATACAGTGGATGTTAAAAGTAAATAAGGAAGTTGTGGGGAGAAAGAGTTATCAGTTTCATAAATATGAAGCATGTTTTCCATATATCAGATCATCAAAGGATATCTGTATTGATGTTGGGGCACATATCGGAACATGGTCGTATTATATGTCTCAGGATTTTCAAAAACTTATCGCATTTGAACCGATGATTCCTCATGTTGATTGTTGGAAAAAGAATGTACAGGCGGAAAATGCCATTTTGGTGCGACATGCTTTAGGAAATTACAATGGAAGGGCCTATCTTTCTACAAGGACAATAGATTCTTCTGGGGATACCAGTGTTGATGTAGAAGAAGTAGAAGGCGCGCAGGAAACCTTGATGTTCCGTTTAGATGATTTGGGACTTCCGGAAGGAAGTATTGATTTCATTAAAATTGATTGTGAAGGGTTTGAATTGTTTGTCTTGCAAGGGATGAAGGAATTGCTCTTAAAACACAAGCCTTGCATTATTGTAGAGCAGAAGCCGGAGACTGGTGGTTTCAAGAGATATGGTATATCCAGCACAGCGGCCATTGGTTATTTAAAGGCGTTAGGTGCAGTTCAGCGCAGAGGGATACAGGGAGATTACATTTTAAGTTGGGCATGAGAGAATAATAAAAAAAATGGGTTATGGTGATGAAATAATGGCTTTGGGAAGGGCAGAAGCAATCTATTCCATTCTTGGGAAACCCGTAGCTGTCTATGGCGTGAGTGGCAATCCACGGAAGCATGTGATATGGGAGAACCATCCTGCAGTGGATAGCAACTCTCCGTTGCATATTATTGATGGACCTTCTGCTCGTCCGTGTATTCTCCGATGGAGTCGTAACCCAGGTCTGACAACTATATGGGACATAAAGTATCGTGCACGTGCAGGTCATATGCGTTTAACTGCACAAGAACAAGCTGAAGCGTTATGTCTGATTCCAGAGAGTCCATTTGTAATTGTAGAGCCTATTGTTCGAAAACCAAGTAGTCAAAATAAGAATTGGGGATTTGAGCGATGGGAGGAGGTAGTTAAGGATTTTCCAATTCCTGTGTACCAATTTGACTCGGACGGAAAAACGAAGATTCTTCCCGGAGTGACCCCGATATATTCCCCGAACTTTCGGGTATCCGCAGGTATAGTAGAACATGCTTTCTTGGTGATGACGGTTGATGGGGGCATGCATCACATGGCTGCAAGTATGAATACTCCTGCGGTGGTAGTGTTCGGTGGATTTGCTGATCCGAAGATTACAGGGTATGCTTACCAAAGGAACTTCTATGTTGATCTTCCAGAATCCCCTTGTGGTAGATATTATCCCTGTGAACATTGCAGGAAGGCAATGTCTATGATTAAACCTGAAGAAGTTCGTCAAGCGGCGTTAGAAATGTTGAATAAAGGGAGTATATAATGGCACGAACAACAGCAGAGGAAGTTGCACAAATTATTGACACTGATTTAGACCCTTTTGTTATTGATACATACATATCTGGTGCTACTGAGGTGGTTACTAATGTGCTTGGGTCTGATACTACATTGTCGGATGAATTAAAACGTAACATAGAATTATGGCTCGCTGCACATTTTTTGGCGGCAACGAGAGAACAACAAATACAAAAAGCAGGCGCGGGTGGGGCAAATGTCACTTATCAAGGCATGACAGGAAAAGGATTGGAGGCCACTTTATACGGGCAACAGTGTCTTCGTCTTGACACTACTGGTAAATTGGCAGCACTTGGCGGAAAGTCAGCTAAGATAACAGCGATAACCTCATTTGATTGAGAAAAAGATGACCAAACCTATTGAAAAGTTTTTACGGAAGCTTTCTGTCCAGCAATGCGTGTATTGGGGGGCGCCTGTAAACGATGGATATGGAGGTCATACTTATTCTACTCCAATTGAAATTGCTGTTCGTTGGGAAGGTTCTACAAAAGTAATCACTACTACCAAAGGAACGGAATATGTCAGTCGTGCAGAAGTTATAGTTAATCAGGATGTGGATGAAGAAGGGTATTTGTATTTAGGAACACTATCAGATTTAACGGAGGCACAGAAAGCAGATCCTAAATTGGTGAGTGGGGCATGGAAGATTGTGAGATTTGACAAGATTCCGATGATTTTCAAAACTGATGAGTGGGTGCGCAAATGTTACTTGTAAGTGGCGTTTACAGTATAAAAAATAATATTGATGGGAAACAGTATGAGGAAGAAAGGTTTCAAACGAAACAAGAGAGAAAATAAGGAAAGCACTTTCTGGGCGTCCTATTTCTGAGCATCAAAAGGAAGTTCTAAATCATGTTAGATATGGGATGCTTGGTAAGAAACATTCAGAGGCAACAAAATTAAAAATGTCAAAGAGTGCTAAAGGAAGAATAATATCGGAGGAAACGAGAAAGAAATTATCAGAAGCACATAAAGGACAAGTAGCATGGAATAAGGGGAAGCCTTTTTCTGAAGAAATAAGACGTAAAATGCTGGGGCCTGTTTCCATAGAACACCGACAGAGAATTTCTACAGCTAATATGGGAAGGAAAGATTCAGAAATAACACGACAAAGAAAATCTGTAGCAGCAAAAAAGGGATGGATTAAAAGGAGGGCTTCCTTATAATGAGCGCTGCAATAGAAAAAGCAAGCCTCCAGGAAGTAGTAAAAAACCTTAATAAAAAAATCAAAGGGATTAAAGGGCGTTCTTTGAAAGGTATGATTGAAGGAGTAATTGAAGTTCGGCGTGATATGGATAAGACGTCTCCTCTAATTCCGGTTGGTGAGACAGGGAACTTGAGGCAGAGTTGGTTTGTTACTACTTCTAAAGGAACAACACCACAAGGTAAATCTCCTAATTTCAAAGGGAGGAATGCAGAAAAAATGGCATCCGAACATTCCACGGTGAAAACAGTTGTCGTTGGAAGAGTACAAGCTAAATCACAAAAAGGGCCTGTAGTAGCTTTTGGTTTTTCTGCAAATTATGCTGTGTATGTACATGAAATGTATGGTGCTCATTTCCGACGTCCCGGTGCAGGTGCAGGTTTCTTTGTAGCGTCAATAAAACGAAACAAAGGAAAGATTTTGAATGCAATCAAAGAAAATGCGAAGGTGAGGTAAATGAACCCGACAAGTGTCGATATATGCTCATTGTTAGAGGCAGATTCCAGTCTTGGATTGACGTTTGCCACCAATCTATTTATTGGGAAAGAACCAGCATCCCCAGATGATTGCGTAATAGTTTTTGATATTCCTGGAGATGCTCCATTATTAACTTTGACGGGGAAGGATGGAGGCAATTACTATCGTCCTTCTGTCCAAGTGAGGGTGAGAAACAATGATTATTTGACAGGGTGGGATTTAATTCACAGTATCCAAGAATGTTTGCATGGCGTCTGTGAATATACTGAAGATGGCACTAAGTATTTGCTCATCAAAGGAGTAGATGAACCTGTTTTACTTGATTGGGATGAAAATGATCGTGCGAGATTCATAGCAACATTTTCGGTACACAGAAAATAACAGTATAAAATAAATAATACAGGAGATAAATAATTATGGCAGGAGTAGATGGAACTACAGGAGTTGGAACAGTATTTCGTAGATGGAATACTACTAACAGTACATGGGAAAAAATAGCAGGGATAACCAATATCGGGGGGCCTTCGGCATCACGGGGAACTCATGATACTACGGCATTAGACACTGAAGGCGGTTATAGAACCTTTATTACTGGATTTCGGGATGCCGGGGAAATCACTCTTTCGATGATTTTCAATCGAACAGAATATGATATTATGGTTAGTGATTTTCAATCAGACAATGCACAAAATTATGAAATTGTACTTCCTGATGATGAGGCAACCTCGATTGAGTTTGAGGGATTGGTTACTGGTATTCCATTGACAATTCCAGACGCCCCTATAACACTGGAAGTGACCATTAAGATTTCAGGAGCGATTACCGTGAATTCAGGTAGTTATTCTGGATCACCGGCATAAATTAATACCGATAGGAGAATAATAAAATGAAGGTATTGACAAGAGAAGGTTTATTGAAGAAAGAGATATTAAGAAAAGAGAAAGTAGATCTTGGAAAGGACGAATATGTGTTTGTTCGTCAAATGACAGGACGTGAGCGGGATCGATTTGAGCAAAGTTTGGTAAAAGAAGTAATGGACGACAAAGGGCAATCTGAATTTAAACGTTCCCTTGATGACTTCCGTGCAAAACTGGCGGTTCACACAGTTTGCGATGAAGATGGGAACAATCTTTTGAGGCCAGAAGATGTTTCTACCTTGTCCCAAAATATGAGTGCAGCAAGATTGGAATTGATTGTGAACAAGGCGCAAGAGTTAAATAGAATTTCGGAGGAGGACAAAAAGAACTTAACAAAAAACTCAGAAGCCGTCCAGAACGCCAATTCTATTTCCGACTCTGCCGAGAGTTAGGATATGCACATCCAGATTATCTATTGGATGAGTTGACATCGAAACAGATTAGCGAATGGATGGCTTATGATAGTATTGATCCTATTGGAAAACATAGGGATGATTATGGTTGGGCAATGATGTGTTCAGTGCTATATAACTTGGCGCTTGATATATATTCAAAAAAAGGATCGCATCCAAAACGAACTACCCCCAGTGATTTCATGCCAAAATGGGGCGTCGAAAAAAGAAGAGATGTTCAAAAAGGGCAGTCAATGGAAGAACAGAAAGCTATTTTGTTAGGTTTGGCAAAAAATCATAATAGGATATATAATAAGAAGGGAAAAAAGCATGGCTGATCTGGGTTCTCTGATAGTTTCAATGGGTGCCGATTTAGGCCCTTTAAAACGATCTACAATGCAAGCGGAGGCACAATTTCATAAATTCCAAAAAGGCGGCGTGGCGGCATTGGAAAGAGTGAAAAAATCTGTTTTTAGTCTTAAAACAGTTATAGGTGGTCTGACCATTGGGACAATAGTAAGAGATATTATCAAGACTAAAAATGAATTTGTGAAATACCAGAAAACGCTTGAAACACTTGAAGGTTCTCAAGAAGTAGCGAACAAAAAATGGCGGGAAATGCTTCAGTTTGCAGAGGAAACTCCTTTCAAGATAAATCAAGTTATGGAATCGTATAAAACATTGAAAGCTTTTGGACTTGATCCTACTGTCAAAACTATGCGAATTATGGGGGATACCGCGGCGGCATTAGGTGGATCAGATGTTATGGAAAGGATAGCACTGGTCTTAGGGCAAATCCAGGCACAAGGTTTTATGACGGCTCAAGATATGAATCAACTTGCCAATGCTGGAATCAATGCCGGGAAGGTAATGAAAGACACTTTTGGCGTTGCAAGAGATGAAGTCGCAAAGTTAAAAGAACAGGGTGTCACTGCAAACATGATAATCAATGCCCTGCTTAAAAATATGGGGGAAAAGTTTGGTGGCCAGATGGCAAAAATGAACAAGGAATTATCTGGCCAGTGGGAAATGTTGATTTCCATATGGCAACGGTTTGAAGTATCGATTATGAACAGTGGATTATACGATTTACTTACTACTTCTTTGACAGACATTAATGAAAAAATTATTGAGCTCCGTAAAACAGGAAAATTGGATGAATGGGCGAAAGAAATAGGGGATAAAATATCTGCTATTGTTAAAGCGTTTAATTGGCTGGTTACCGATGGTATCAATATCACAATTTCAGCAGTTAAAGTTTTGACGGGCTGGTTAGTTCATAAATCTTTTACGGCTTTTCTCACTTGGACATCATTGGCTACTACAGGGATAGGCAAACTAACTACTGCCATTAATCTGCTTCGTTTTTCTGTTAAAATGTTAGGACGTGCCCTTCTTTATGGTCTAATCGTGGAAGGTATTTTACAAGTAATATCTGAATTTGAAAGGATGGATAAATTTGTAAAAGAAACTCCTGCAAAGTGGGGGGCAGCGATGCGATTGGCAATGGATAATGTTGTGAATTCGCTAATCAATAGTATTGTAGCTCTTGGGCACTCAATGAGTAATTTAATACGTGTAATTACTGATCCGATGATAGCTGCATTTACTTCTTTTAATATTTTGGATTTGATATTTGGTGATTTGACCAAAGAAGAAGCCTGGACAGCCATAACATCATCAGCGAAAAAAGCTTTCAATGATGCTTTTTCCAAGGTAGGGGATGACTTCCAAGTAGATATGTCGCGCCGTATTATTCACATTGCTTCTGATGCTGATAGGTTACTTTTAAAGAACTGGTTAAATCCACCTAAACCAGGAGAAAATGGTGGAACAGGATCCGGAGCAGAAGGTGAAACAGGATCCGGAGCAGATGGCATAGCAAGTGGAGGGAATGTTGTTTCCATAGGTAACGTAAATAAAACGATAGATGCTTATAAGAAATTAATTACTCAATTAGAATTTGAAAAATCCTTGTTAGGCGAAAATGAATCTGTCCAACGTGCTATGACCCTTGCCCGTCAGAATGACATCAAAATAGGTTCTGCACAGTATAATAGAATCCTGGAAATAGTGAAAGCATATGATGCAGAAGCACAGAAAATTGCAGAAGAAAAGAGAATTCAAGAAGAATTTTTACAATCAATCCAGGATTTTAACGTTCAATATGCAAATTTAGGGAAGAGTCGATTTGATCTTGAACGAGACAGGATAAAGAAACAGGCCGAAATTTGGGTGCAGGCAGCAAAAGCAACAATAAAAAATGAAAAAGAATTGGCTGCTAAAAAAATACAGATAGCAGAATTTGTCTCAAAAAAAATTAAGGAGATTAATGAAGAGGAAAAATCGGCTGCGGACAAAGGCAAAACTGCCATGGAAACTTTGAGAGACGCTGTAGAAGGATTTGGCCAAGATTCCGCTCGAGCAATTACTGATTTTGCTCTTCATGGAAAGGCATCTTTTTCTGATATGATTGATTCAATGATTTCGGATCTTACAAGGATGATGGTTTACCAACAAATTACCAAACCTTTGTTTAGTAACATTTCACGCTATTTATTTGGTTCAGCTAAAGGTAATGTTTTTCAAAACGGCAAAGTAATTCCATTTGTTCGAGGAGGTGTTGTAACTAAGCCAACAGTCTTTCCAATGGCAAATGGCGTAGGACTTATGGGGGAAGCGGGACCTGAAGCAGTTTTACCATTAAAAAGAACATCAGGCGGGAATCTTGGAGTTGAGGCATCAGGAGGAGGAGCAGTAGTGAATATCTACAATAATGTTGGGGCAGAGGTGACAACTTCAGAACGAAAAACTGCCGGCGGGACGGAAATTGATGTAATAATAGATAGTGCGGTTGCAAAAAAACTCAGTCAATTCGGATCACAGTCTAACAGAGCCTTGCGTCATAATTTTGGTGCACGGCAGCAATTAACAGGGAGGTAAACAATGATTCCATCATGGCCTGAATCACTGCCACAGGCATTACTTGTTGAGGGTTACAATCAATCATTTCCTGACATCACAATCAAATCTGATATGGATGCAGGTCCGGCAAAAGTTAGGCGCAGATTCACCGCTGGGGTTGAACCTGTATCTGGCATGATGTTTTTGGCTGAAGAACAACTTGAATATCTCAGGACATTTTATAAGGATACTTTATTAGGTGGTTCTCTTCGTTTCTCATGGATGAGGCCTCCAGAACATGTTGATGCATGTGAGATGAGATTTACCGCGCCTCCTACTTGGACACGGGTAGAAGGCGAATACAAAGTAAGTTTAGCTTTGGAAATATTACCATGACTACAGTATCTTTGAACTTCAAAGAAGCGGCATTTGCCCAGGAAACTGGCAGAGTTCCGATTGCTTTGATTACTATTTCGCATCCTGATCTTACAGATGATATTAGGATAAGCACTGATCCGACACAGGAACTTGAAGAATATACTACGGATACAGAAAAGATTTACGGGACAATATCAAATGGAAAGACGTATTTTTATTTACCATTAAGCATCCAGCTTCCTGATAGTACAGAGGAAGGCCCCGGCGAAATGCAATTAAAAATTGATAATATTCATCAGGCTTTTGTAGAGACAATCAGAAATATTTTTACTCCAGCGATTTGTCAGGTTGACCTTGTGATGGATAATGCTCTTGATACGATAGATGCAAGTTGGCCGGAATTTAGATTAACCAACATAGTATATGATGCTACGGTAATCACAGGGACATTGAAACTCGAAACATTGGAAACTGAACCTTATCCGGCAGGAAAATTTGTTCCAAGTTATTTTCCGGGGTTATTTTGATAATGTGGGTTAATGATTATATAGGGATTCCGTTTGGCAAAAACGGTAACACAAGAGAAGGTTTAGATTGCTGGAGATTAGTTGTTATGATTTACAAGGAGAGGCTTGGAATTGATCTTCCAGACTTTTCGGGAATTTATGTTGATGGTTCATTGACTTCATTGAAAAAAGTAACTCGGATAATTAGAGAAGGAAAAAAAGAATGGAAAAAGGTAGATAAACCTATTTCTTATGATGTAGTTTTGATTCGGACAGGCAACATGTTGTATCACAGTGGGATTGTTGTGGATAAAAAACGGATGCTACATGTAATGGAAGGAATCGATACAACAATCGAAGAATTTACAAGTTTGCAATGGCAAAACAAAGTTGAAGGATTTTACAGATATAATGGGCAAAGATATGAAAAACGATAGGGAAATAATAGTTTCACCCGCAGCTTTTCATGCTCCAAAAGCAATTTATATCCCGCATGGCACAAGTATTCGCGGTATGGTTGATATTCTCTACCCTGATATTAATACAACCGTAATTGTGGAAATTGATGGAGAGCCTGTCCCTTATGAAAAATGGGATATTATCCCTGACATTGATTCTCATGTGCTTATAAATATCCCTTTGCATGGTGGTGGAGGAGGGAAAAATCCTTTACGAACGTTGCTTACAATAGTAGTTGTAGTTGCAGCAATAGCTGCAGGACAATGGTATTTGGCAACATATGGAGTTTTAACTGCGGCGGGTACATATACCACCGCATCGTTAATGGGTTCTTATCTGGTTAGCGCGGCAGTTATGACTGCAGGATCATATCTTGTTAATGCTATTGCTCCTGTCAAATTAGAGCAAATTGGAGGAAAAAGTCAAAAATATGAAGATTCGCCTACTTACTCGATAAGTACTCCTACAAATGCAGAAAGACCTTGGATGACAGTGCCTACGATCCTCGGGAAACATCGTGTTTATCCGGCATTTGGCGCCAAGGCATATACTGAAATAGTGGGGGAGAATGAATACCTCAGGATTCTTGTTGTATGGGGGTATGGCCCTATGCAAATTGAAGACATTAAGTTAGGCGATACCCTTTTATCATCATATAAACATGTGAGGGTTGAGACCAGAGAAGGATGGTCAACAGATACAGATATAACTCTTTTCCCATCATCTGTTAATCAAGAAACAGTTGGGGTGCTTTTGAAAAATGCCTCCGGACCTGTTGATAGAACTGCCCAAGCAAACGTTGATGAAATTTCTGTGGATATTTGTTTCCCCTATGGCCTTGTTCAGTATGATAATTATGGACATCGATTGTTTCGGAGTGTCACGATAAGAGTACGCTATCGTGAAGTAGGGGACGAAACTTGGACAACTCTTGAAGATAAAACATTTACCGATATGTCTACTTCCGCTGTCAGATATGGATGGAATTGGGAAGTTGACAATACAAAACAATATGAAATCAGGTTAAACCGTTTGACCCCTGATACTGATGATCAGCAAATTATGGATAAGGTTTATTGGACAAACCTCAGAAGTATCAAGACAACATATCCCATTAATTTTCCTTATCCTTTGGCAGTAACTGCATTACGAATTAAAGCTACTGACCAGTTAAATGGTATGATTTCTAATCTAAACGCTGTAGTTACTTCATATTGTCCTGTATGGGATTCGGAAACGGAAACATGGGGGGATGAAGAGAATGAATATCTTCCTACCAATAATCCTGCTGCTTTAATCCGTCATGTATTGACAGGCAATGCCAATGCAAAAAAGAGAACAGTTTCCCAGGTTGATAATGCTACGCTTGGAGAATTCTATGAGTTTTGTGAGACAAATGGCTATGCTTTTAATATGTATCGGGACTATACTTCCTCTGTTTTTGAGACTTGTCAGGATATCGCTTCTACTGCTCGATCAGCGATTACTTTGAAAGATGGCCTCTGGTCGGTTGTATCAGATACAGGAAATCAGACACTTGTTCAGCATATCACTCCGCGAAATTCCTGGGGATTTAGTTCAAAAAAACTCCTTTATGAACATCCTCATGCTTTTCGAATCAAATTCAAAAATGAAAATAATGAATATGAGGATGATGAACGAATTGTTTATGATGATGGATACTCTGAAGAAAATGCTACATTATTTGAAACAATAGAATTCCCTGGTATAACTAATCCTGATTTGATTTGGAAATTTGGACGATATCATATTGCGCAGGCAAGATTAAGGCCGGAGATGTATTCTCTCTATATGGATTTTGAGCATTTGGTCTGCCGTAGAGGGGACAAGGTTCGTGTTTCGCATGACGTACCTCTTTGGGGGTCAGGTTCAGGACGTGTAAAATCCTTTACAATACAGAGTGGAAATATCACACACATTATCCTTGATGAATTGATTATAATGGAAGAGGGGAAATCTTATGCTTGTAGATTTCGCCTATCTGATGGAAGTTCATTAGTGTTGTCCATTGTAACAGACCCTGGAGAGACCGATATTCTCGAATTGCAAACTCCTGTCGCTGAAGAATCAGGACCAAAGGTCGGCGACCTTGCTATGTTTGGAGAAGCAAATCGTGAAACAGTAGAACTTCTTGTCCATTCGATTCGACGCTCAGGAGATTTTACTGCTCAATTATTTCTCGTGGATGTTGCCCCTGATATATACAATGCTGATACGGGAGAAATACCAGCATTTGACCCACAAACAACTCCTTCCATTGATATTACAGAACTTCCTCCTAAACCTCCTACAATAGAAGGTACAGCATCAGGAAAGGATGCTTCGACTATATCAGGAGGGGGTTCAGTATCATCTCTCATCGTGTATCTCTCTGCACCTGACAATGATATGAGAATCAGAGGATATAGGGTGAGGTATCGAGTAACAGGTGAAAGCCAATGGCAATACACGCCTGAAATGGAGAATCTAACAATTACGATAACTCCAGTAATTGAAGATGTTGAATATGAGATACAGGCACAATCAATATCAGTTTATGGGGTGGCTTCTACATGGACATCAATAGGAACAGGGACTCCGGCAACGCCACAATTAGTGCCTGCGCATCCCACTGATATCGCTGCTGAACTGGTGGCCGGTGGGGAAGCTTATAATTATTGTGCAGTGCATATCACTTTTACTCCTCCACCGGATCCTGTTTTTTCTCATTGTGAAGTTTATGCCTCCAATGATGATATAGCATACCATTATGTAGGGACTAATAGTTCAGGCTCTTTTATCTTCTCAGGGCTTGGTTCTGTGTATGAGGCAGGTGATACCTGTTATATTAAGCTACGCAGCATTTCGATATATGAATTGGCAGAACCTGCTCCTGCAACTTATGATGCTTCAGTTTTAATTGAGGGATATATTCGGCTTGGAGGTTTTTATGTAGGGGAATATTCTTTTAGGGACAATGTTAATGCAGATGATGCTAAAATCCTGATAGACAAGACAAATACTTTAATACGGCTTGGAGATAAAACCACCCCATATCTGGTTTTAGATGGTGATTATTCAGGTGTTCCAGCAGTTAAAAGCTCTGATTATGTCTCAGGTTCTTTTGGTTCTGGTTTTTTGTTGAAGCACGATCTCTTGGAAGTTGGGAACATAGCATCAAGAGGGATTATCAGAACGGCAGTCTTTCAAAAAGACGTAGTTTCGGCTGTAGGCGGGAATCTTGCTGTTTTACCAGCGGATCTTCTTAATGCGAATATGAGCGCAAATGATTCTGATGATGGCCTTGAAAGATTAACAGAGGCTGGTGATACAAGAATTACAGAGGCTGGTGATACAAGAATACTTGACGGTTACGCCTTTCTAACAATAGAAGGAAACGAGACTTTTTCAGTTGGTGATATTCTCAGAATCAAAGATGGTGCGCATGATGAATGGATAAGGGTTGAAAATACGGACAATGCTCCTACATATGTCGTAACAAGAGACTTGGCGGGGAATTACGCAGACGGTTTTAATCCACAATGGCCAAAGGGAGCAAGTGTTGTAAACTACGGTCAGGCAGGAGATGGCGGAATCTTTCTGACTGCTTCTGATACTAATGCTCCACATCTATCAATCTTTACTCATGATGGAGAACCGTGGAATTCGATTACCACTCATATCAGAGAAGGCAATCTCAATGGTTACGCCGGGTATGAGACTGATGTTTATGGCTGGGCAAGCTATATTGATGTTAATAACTACATCAAAGTTGACCCTGTGAATGGTATTAGGATGTCGGGGGAAATAATAATCACTGGCGGTTCTGGAGTTTTAAATTTAAATGATACAGGAGCTCTTGCAACAAAAAACTATGTTGGCGAAGGAGATTTACAAAGCACAGTCCTGAACAGGATGTTCCTCAATGCCGAAGTGAGAGAGAATATCGAGGCATGGCGCAAAGCAGGATCTCCTACATACATAGATGGAGAGAAGATATATGCAAAAACCATAACTGCTGATAAATTTGTGTCAACGCTCTACGGTGATATAAACCAGGCAATGGCTTACGTAAAAACGGTACTTGGCGCAGGGGATGAATTTGAATATGATTTAACTGATACGGATTTAAGCAATGGAAGTGCAACAAACATAGACGCCGACACACATGCTGACTATGGGGTTTCAATTAGAATAGCTACAGCTCAAGAATGGGATGATGGTGGCGAATGGGATACAGGAACATGGGATGAACCCACGAAAAGTTCAGGTAGTTGGATTTCTTCTTCGATAAATTTTGGGGCTTCTCGAACGCTTCAATTAGCGTTAAGATATACTAAGGTTGAGGAAAATGTATCTTCGACCACAGAAACGATTAAATTTCAGTATTCAATAGATGGTATAAACTTTGGAACAAATGCTCCTTCGTTTGATGATGGACTCTGGGAGACAGCTTCAATAAATCGAATTACAGGGAATATCTATAAAGCATCAGGTAATCTTTTTACTTTCGCACATTTCAAAGTTAAAGTTGAATTAGAAACCACCTCAACTATCGACCGAATAATTCTTCATACAATGACATGTCTGGGAAATGTTACAAACCTTTTTGGGATGAAATGCAACAAAGCGATAGCTTCAGAAGGGACAACGATTGATTTAAAAGGTTTCAACTCAACTCCCGCGATAACAGTAACGCCTATAGGAAGCACTCCTTTAGTGCCACTAATTACAGCGCAGTCTTCGAGTAGTGTTACGATCAAATTGTATAATTTATCAGGGAATGCAGTGAGCGGAAACGCAAATATAACTATGATAGGAATTTAAGGAGAAAAAACAATGAGTTATGACAGTTCAAAACCCGTGACAGGAGGGTCTCTTGTAGCCGCAGACATGCGGGAAAATTTCAGAGCATTAAAAGAAGATCAAATAGTCGATGCAGGATTTGTAAAAGGGCTTCCTGTTGATTTTACCTGTTCTAAAGATAAGGATGGATATACAAAATTACCAAATGGAATCATTATTCAATGGGGAGAGGGGCTAAGCACAATAGATGGAGAAGAATTTTTTAATTTTCCAATAGAGTTTCCAAATTCCTGCTTAAGTATTGTTACTACTCGATTTGGGAATAACGTAAGTGTTCCGCTTGCGATTTGTGCGTTAGACACTACATATTTTTCTATCAACAGAGATGATAGTATAAACGGTTCTGTTTATTTTTATTACCTTGCGATAGGATATTAAAGAGGAGAAAATCATGACAGTAGAACAATTATTTCAGATAGTAGGTGAGTTGTTTGCCGAGAACAGATTGCTAAAAATTGAGATAGCTAAACTCCAAAAGGAGATAGCAGAGTTAAAAAAGAAAGGTAAAGAGAATGGCCAATGTAAAAATAACTGATTTACCAGAACTCGCAGCTATTCCAGATGGTACTGATCTGCTTGAAATAGTAGATGATATTGCGGGTACTCCAACAAGCAAAAAAATCAAAGTAGAAAACTTAACAAATCTATCGGGTCATAGTGTAACTGAACTTTCTGATATTACGAGTGCTGGTAGTGGGGCAATTATATCTGATAATGAGCGGACAAAACTTGGTAAGTTCGATGTTGGCACAGCGGATGGTCAAATAGCTTTCTGGAATGGGTCTGCTTGGACATATGCAGAAACAAGTGAAATATTTTGGGATGATACAAATAAAAGATTAGAACTTTCTGGAAGTGCTCGTATAGGGAAAACTCTGATTCTTTCTAATGGTAATATCGAATTATCTCAATATGGTACAGGAGATAGAAATTCTTATATAGATTTCCATTCTGATGACGTAAATGAGGATTATAGTACAAGGATTATAAGAGCTTCTGGAGAAAATGGTGTCTTATCAATCATAAATGAAGGAACAGGGAACTTTAATTTTATTATAGGTGGAAGTTATGCTTTTCGAGATAGCTCTAATAATTTAATAATGGGATTAACTCCATCCTTACAACTTGGCATTGG